TAGACAGCAGTAAAATTTTTACAGAATTATACAAATTTAAAGAAGGAAAGTAATCATGGCAAAACCATTTGACATCAGCAAGTTCCGCAAGGACATTACCAAAAGCATTGAAGGCCTGAGCATTGGATTCAATGATCCAACTGATTGGATCAGCACAGGCAACTTTGCCTTGAATTATCTTATCAGCGGAGACTTCAATCGAGGTATTCCATTGGGCAAGATTACAGTGTTTGCCGGCGAGTCCGGCGCAGGAAAAAGTTATATTTGTTCGGGTAACATTGTTAAAAACGCACAAGAACAAGGTATCTTTGTTATCCTAGTTGATACAGAAAATGCACTGGACGAAACATGGCTACACGCCCTAGGCGTGGACACTGGCGCAGACAAGTTGCTTAAACTAAACATGAGCATGATTGATGATGTGGCCAAAGCCATTTCAACATTCATGATTGATTACAAAGCCCTGCCCGATGGTGAACGCATGAAGGTGTTATGGGTGATTGACTCGCTGGGTATGTTGTTGACCCCAACTGACGTGAATCAATTTGAAGCAGGTGACATGAAAGGCGACATGGGTCGTAAGCCCAAAGCACTAACAAGTCTTGTTCGTAATTCAGTCAACATGTTTGGTGGTTTCAATGTCGGAATGGTTTGTACGAATCATACATACGCTAGCCAAGACATGTTTGATCCAGATGACAAGATCTCGGGCGGACAAGGCTTTATATATGCAAGCAGTATTGTAGTTGCCATGAAGAAAATGAAACTCAAAGAAGATGAAGAAGGCAACAAGATCAGTGAAGTAATGGGCATCCGTGCTGGTTGTAAAGTAATGAAAACCCGTTACGCAAAACCGTTTGAAGGCATGCAGGTCAAGATTCCGTATGAAACAGGCATGAATCCCTACAGTGGCCTAACTGATCTTGCAGAGAAAAAAGGTATCCTTAAGAAAGATGGTAATCGTTTGATGTTTGTCACTAGCGAAGGCGAAATAATTAAACAGTTCCGTAAAGCATGGGAATCAAACGAAGATGGTTGCTTAGACAAAGTAATGACAGATTTTAAAAATCAGAAAGAAACAGTAACCACTGAAGAAACAGCAACGGAGGAATAACAATGACAGTTGAATTAGCAAACGAAATTTGGTCAGAACTTAAAAGGTATGTCAACACAGTGGATCGCGATGACGCAGCAGAAACGCTAGTATCAGTGCTAATTGACAACGATGTCGGTGCCGATGAGATCAAGGCTGTTTTTAAAAACGACAGTGACATCAAGAAAGCCTTGACCAGCTATCTTAGAGATCACGACGAAGTTGAAGAGGAAGTCGAAGTCGAAGACGACGATTATGACGAAGACGAAGACTGGGAAAACTAATGTGGTATAGCAAAGTTGTAGCTGATCTCGGTAATATCCCCGATTTTATTACTCATTACGAACAGGAACTTGACGGTGCCAAACGCGATTGTCGTGTTGGTGGACTTGTTGAAAAAAATATTACAGCTTTGCCCGGTCTTACCGAACATAGATTTAACCAGTTGCAAGAAGTTGAAGCAGTGTTAAATTACCTCAATATACAACTACGCAAAATACGACGTCGACATTTTCAAAAATATCTAGAAGGCTATGCTCGAGCACTAACCAGTCGTGACGCTGAAAAGTATGTTGATGGCGAAGACGAAGTTATTGAATTTGAAACTCTAATCAACGAAGTCGCATTGTTACGTAATAGATTTTTAGGCATTCTTAAAGGAATGGAAAGTAAAAACTTTATGTTGGGACACATTGTGAGATTACGGGCTGCTGGCATGGAGGATGTTCAAGTATAATGTTTGCACATCCGGGCGACAGCCATCAACACAGTCTTGCTACGCTAAATCAGTTGTATGAGTATGATGACTTCATGCTGAGCATACGCAACATAGTTGATCTTGGATGTGGATCTGGTGACGATTTGGCCTGGTGGGCCACACGAACAACTCGAGACGACACGCCTCAACCACTAAACATTGAATGTTATGGCATTGATCTACATGACAATACATCGGTTGCCAGTAGACATCAAAATATCACATATCAACAAGGTAATTTTGAAGATACATTAACCGCTCCGAATGGTGGGTTTGATGTGTTATGGTGTCACGATGCGTTTCAGTATGCCGTCAATCCAATACAAACTCTAAGCAATTGGTGGCATAATGCTAGCCCAGGCGGCATGCTGTCATTGACAGCGCCGGTAACTCAACAAATACACCGTCGACAACTTAGTTATGTATTGCCCGGTGGGCATTACTATCACCACACCATGGTTAGTCTCATGTATATGTTGGCCACAGCCGGATGGGACTGCGGTGCCGGGTTTTTTAAACAAACACTCACTGAGCCGTGGATACATGCGGTGGTTTACAAAAGTAACCAACCTCCTCAGAACCCGCGCAATATCACGTGGCACACACTGGTAGAGCAGAATCTTTTGCCGCAGTCTGCTGTGAAAAGCATTTATGCTCACAGTGCTCTAAGACAACAGGATTTAGTTGTTCCGTGGATTGACGGCAGTTTATTGAGCATGGCCGTTTAACAGGCTATAAATATTTGCATGAAAAAAATAGTAGTTGTCAGCGGCGGATTTGATCCGGTCCATTCAGGACACATTAAACTGATAAAGGAAGCTCACTTGTTGGGAGATATGTTGATTGTAGGCATCAACAGCGACGAATGGTTAACACGTAAAAAGGGTCGCGCATTTATGCCGTGGCAAGAACGCCTTTGTGTGCTGAATAATCTAAGCAGTGTAGACGAAGTGTATACGTTTGATGACGATGATGGAACAGCTTGTCACTTACTGCAACAAGTCCGGGCACACTATCCAGATGCCAAAATTATCTTTGCCAATGGTGGTGATCGAACATCTACAAATATTCCAGAAATGACAGTAGACGGTGTAGAGTTTGTATTTGGTGTTGGCGGATTCGACAAAGCAAATAGTAGTAGTTGGATTTTGGAAGAATGGAAATCCCCTAAGGCACTACGCCCTTGGGGCTATTACCGGGTATTGCATGATGTACCGGGTACCAAAGTTAAAGAACTTACTGTTATGCCTGGACAGCGTCTCAGTATGCAACGCCACCAAGATCGTGCTGAGCATTGGCATGTGGCTGAAGGTACCGCCACAGTTTATAGTATAAATAGAAAAAGCGACCCGGAGACATTGGGCACATTTGGTCTGCACGAACATATACACATTAACCGTAACGAATGGCATCAGTTATGCAACGAAACTGACGCTCCGTTAAAAATTATAGAAATTCAATACGGTGACAACTGCGTTGAAGAAGATATTGAGCGCAGATAACGGTAGGTAAATATAGATAATTAGGAGAAAGACAGTATGTCAAACAGAACTATAAACATGTTAGGATGGGGATCGGGCACAGCCGAAATAACTGCAATACTAGACGGAACAACAGTATTTTCCGGTCTGGTCACATTAGAAGAAAAGACTGAGGATAACGAAGGCGAGCAAACATCACCGAGTGTATTCACATTTGAAATTCCAATTGATTTTCTTGGAACTAAACACATGATAGTTTCTGTAGTAGGCAACACAGTGGAATTTGGTCAAATTGTAGCAAATTATACTGAGTTAGACATGGGAGTAATTACATACAGCACCGGTCCTGATGAATACGCAGACGTAGCAGTCGATGACGAGCATGGTGTAAGAGATCCTCGTACCAATGTGACCATTGACGGGGTTAAACAGGAAGCTGACAGATTGTTAGGAAAAGGAACATGGCATTACACATTAAATCCAGGTTCAACACTTGAACACGATTTCACTGTATCTGCTCCTGGATTAGATGACGATTAAAGTTAGTCAACACTAACCTACTAGAAACCTTTCATTTTGGAGGGTTTTTTATGGTTGACCAAAAAAGCCCATTTTGCTACAATTATGGTATTATGAAAGTTAAGCAAAATCTCCGCAAAACCCGTGCTCACATAGTGTTGTTTTCCTGCAACACCCCTTTTAAGCCCAAAAGAGTTGAGCTTAAAACCCGTTATCAGCGCCGGCCCAAGCATAAAAAGATTGCTGATTTTGGTTGACCCAAAATGGTCCATTTGCTATAATACTTGTATAGAAACTAAAAAGGAGCCCAAAATGCGCCACGTAGCAGGTTTTAGTAACAGCACCCGAATCCGTTTTATCATCAACGGTTTTGGCATGTATGGAACTGTAAACGATATCTTTACAAAAACAGCCACAGTATCGCATGGTGCCGCCCTGCGTCTTGCAATCCAAAAATTGGCTTACGATCGTCGTCGCAGTAGTTTTACGGGCGAAGGTCGTCCAGTGGGTGTAAACATTACCCACGAAGGGCACGAAGTGCAGATTACACTGATGGCCAATTAAGGTTGACCATTAAATCCATTTAGTTTATAATATACACATATTAACAACATAGTTAAGGAGCTAGAAATGTCTACAATTCTTGTAAAAAATGGTAGTTATCGCAACCAACCCGTAAACAATGTAACCTTCGCTCTTGTTAAAGGTTACCAAACAGGAGCCAAAGGAGGCTATGTGACAGTAAATGCCGAAGGCTACTTTGGTGAAGATACACCAGATGTAGTTCGTATCCGTGTCAATTCAATTGAAGATATAGAGTTTACCTCAGGTGACTCTGTTGCGGCACCTGTTGCTCAGGCACCGGCTAAGGCACCAGTGGAAACTGATGAGGAAGTTATGACTCGCATTGGCGAGCGTTTTGATATCCTGGACCAAATGACCAAGGCCACCATTGCCGGTGACGTCCGTGCAATGATTGTGGTTGGCCCTCCAGGTGTGGGCAAGAGTTATGGCGTTGAAAAACAGTTGGAGCATTCGGGCTTGTTTGATCAGTTGAGTGGTCGCAAGATCAAGTATGAAGTTATTAAAGGTGCAATGACTCCAATTGGTCTTTACTGCACTTTGTATAAACACTCAGACAAGAACAATGTGTTGGTGTTTGATGACTGTGACTCGGTATTCCAAGATGACTTGAGCTTGAACATTCTCAAAGCCGCATTGGATTCAGGCAAAAAGCGTAGAATCTACTGGAACAGTGATAGTGCTATGTTGCGACGCGAAGGTGTTCCAGACATGTTCGACTTCAAAGGTGCCTGTATCTTTATCACTAACTTGCAGTTCCAAAATCTTAGAAGTAAGAAGTTGCAAGACCACTTGGAAGCCTTGCAGAGTCGTTGTCACTTTTTGGACTTGACTTTGAATACCATGCGTGATCGCTTCTTGCGTATCAAACAGATTTACCTCAAAGGTGAGTTGTTCGCAGACTACGATTTTAACCAAGAGCAAGGTGATGAGATTATTGGATTTATGGAAGCAAATCAAACTCGCTTACGTGAAATGAGCCTGCGTATGGCTCTTAAAATTGCAGACTTGACCAAAGTGTCTGAAACAAATTGGAAGTCCTTGGCCGCCAGCACTTGTATGAAGAACAGTTAATCGGTTAGCTCCTGGGCAGTTTGCACTGCCCATTTACAACAGGTATCTGTAAAAAGATACCTGTTTTTTTATGACGTGCAAAATACACATTAAATATCAGATGAAGATATTATTTTCAAATAATGTAACAGTAGATTTGGAAATCGACGACAGCCCTGTTGGCAAGATATATCAAAAAACATACAAACATCTGTCACCGATTCCAATTCCGTTTAGTTTGTGGGACAATCGATACCATTATAAAAATACAGTTGAATATTCAGAGTTGGTTGATCAACTGATACTGTATGCTAGTCGACTTTCGATCAATATTGATAAAGCCCGATGCTTGGCTCAAGATCAAGACTATTTTAATGCTATACATAAAATTTATGAAAAAAAATATGATGGCAGTTCCGGGTGGTTAAATTTTCACGAACATATTCACATGTGTGAACATTATTATAATAGATCACCGAGTGTATTAAGTATAGATTATCGAGAAAAAATGGGCCCGCTGGAAAAACCGTTTGATCGATCTTGGCAATCTAATACAACTACAAAAATTAAAGCAGGTGATGTGTTTGTTGCTTGGTCAGAATTGGGGAAAACTCCCTATACTTATTGGGCCGATCACGAACCGATTGTTGTGGATAGGATGTGCGAGTTGATCAAACCTTGGCTTAAACTCATTCCAAAAATTAAAATTGCACTTGAAGATATTGACCGTTTAGAAAATATCAAGGTTGCAGAGTTTGAAACATGGTGGGAGCAACATAAAGGGCCTTGGTTGCAACATTGGAACTTGTCAGATTGGACCACCCATGATATATTTTCAGTCAATGTGTTTGGGAGAACCACGCAACTTGACTTATTGTTAGCACAAGTAGAAAACAATATAACTCCCACCAGAGTTCTAGTATAATGACATGGCCAGTGATTGTTAAACGCGGACCCAATTTAAATCAAACACTGAGCGGAATACAGTTTGATAAATTTGGTAGCAGCACTCAACAAGAAATCTATATATGTGACAATTGGATTGATGGATTTCAATGGGCAAAGGAAAAACAATATACCCAAGCATTGTTTGTCAACAGCGGCACTGTAATAACAGACTGGAAAGAGTTTCAAAAATTAGTCAATGACTATCCTCACAGCGGCCTAATTGCACACTTGATTTGGCACCCGGGTCAACACCTGTATATCAACGACCAGTGCTGGTTTATGAACATACAGAATTTTGAACCTGAAGATTTCTCACCAACCCACGTTAGGCATCCATTACCATTGAGAAGTGAAAAAAATTTACACAATGATTATACTCCGTTGTGGGCCAAACCATCAGCTGATCAAATCATAGAGTATCCTGTGACTGACTTTGGGCAAGGGCTAGTGGCTCGACAGTTAATGAACAACTGTTCTCTTGTAAACTGG